GAATAAAAGAGCAATATTTGTTTACTTAAGAGAAATCTCAGGCTTAAATTCAACTGAACTTAGCTCATCATTATCTAGCATTAGAAAGATATATAGAAGAGTCGTTGGTCCAGATAAACAATTCGATATTTTTGGTTAATTAAAGGAGTGTACATATGTCTGATTATAATAATCTTCAAAGTGTTCTAGAAAAAGAAGACAAGAATTCTAATAAAGAACAAAAAATTAAAAACTTTGCTGATATTTTGGAAAATATTGAATCTTTAGAAGATAAAAAAAAGATGTTATGGAAAGAAATATATGAGAACTCAATTGAAGATAGAGAAAAAGCTAAACTTTTATTTAATGACGCATATATTTCAATGGCAGGCGGAATTAATGAACATATGAATATTGGTGCAGTTATGTCAAAGTATCTTGAAAGAATGTGTCGCTCAAATGATCAAATTCTAAAGCTAGCAGAATTGATTGCACGTGAAGAAGAAAAAGAAGAACCTTTTAGCGAAGATGATATATTTAGCAAAATTAACGGATAAAAAATGTTTAGCACAGGCCAAGTAATACATTATGTAAAAGAATATTCACAATCACAAATAAGAGAAATTGAAGCTGTTATTTCTGAGTATGTTGATAAAAATACTATTGATCCTCCAATAAAAAAAGGACAAGCTCTACAAAATTTATTAGAAAACTTGCCAATTGGAACAATTGTCTGTATTGATATGTCAAAAGCAACTTCAAAAAAAGCGCATATATGTTTTCCCATGTTTTCATCTCACATATCTTTGCCTGTTAATAAAGGTGAAATAGTGTGGTTCTACAAGGATAACAATAGTAGCTTTGATAGCAAAACGCAGATAGGCACACCAACATTATCAGTAAATAATTTTTGGTTAACAAAGAAAATAGGCTGCAAGATATCAGAAGATTTAAATTATGCACACCTTATGCGTGATAGTTTGATAAATAATTTAAGCAATAATGCAAATGAGCAAATAGAAGAATTAAATAATACATCTGTTAAAGACAAGAAAAATAATAAAGCAATAAAAGCTGAAGAACTTAAGAAGATAAGAATACCAGACTATGAGCATACATTAGTTTATACAGAAAAATATCCATTTTTATCAAATGTTAATGATTTGTACAATGAATCAATAGATTCAGAAGAATTATTTCCAAATGCAATACCAAGATGGTATTCTAAGCCATATGAATTAAGCCTTCAAGGTTCGAATAATTCTTTAGTTAATTTAACAAAAACATTTAGCAATGATGAAGATCATAAAAACAAAGGTGCAATTGATTTAGTTGCAGGACGTCATGTAATAAATGACTATATAATGCCAAGCGAAGAAGATGAAAGCTTTTATATAATTAAAGATAAATTTATCATTAACATAGCAGATGAAGAAAAAAGAAAAGTTAGTGAACTTAAATTTGATAAAAATAATCCTATGCTGAAAGTTATGAATGCGAATGAAGATTTTGAAATTTTAAAAAATCAAAAGTATTACTTTGGTGAAGACTTTACAGAGAATATTAGAGAAGGCAACGTTGATTTGGTTAATGATGCATCTAGAGTTTATATTTCTGAGTTTGATCAAGTTGACAATTTTAGCGTTTATGATACAAATAATTTAGAAAATCAAAAATCACTAGCATTTCCTTTAGAAGCTAAAGAGAATGAATATTCTAAGCCCGATTTTTTAAAAGATGAAGAATCTATAAAATTTAGTAATTTTATTACTACAGATATTGATTCTCAAGATAAAATACTGCCTAGCATATTAATTAAAACAAACAATATACGACTAGTAGCACGTGAAAAAAAAGAAAATACTGTTGACAACAAAGTACTTGATGAAGGATCGATCAGGCTTATTAAACAAAGCAATAATTTTGAGAACTATTCACATATAGCAATGGAAAGTGATGGTCAAATAGCAATTGATGGTAGCACGATACTTTTAGGTAATATTAATAAAGAATATTTAAGGCAGGGTATTGTAACAAATCAAAACGATACGCCAGATGAAGAAAAGCTTTCTACAATGCATGGTAATGGATACGGTGTTTTAATTGGTTACGATGAAGCAATATCAGAGCCTTTAGTTCTTGGCAATTCTTTAGAAGCAATCATTAAAGAATTAATTAATATTAATATTTTGTTAGTTGATGAAATCAAATCTTTGACAGATGACTTGCAGAGTCACATGCATGCTGGCGTAACACCTGGGCCTGCTCCATCTGGGCCTCCTGTAATTCCTACGCCTTACATTACTTTTTCTACAACTTCGCAAGATACGTTAAAGAAAAGGTATGTAGATATACAAAACAATCTTAAAGAAATGCTTTCTAGGTTTGCAAAAACATCTTAATGTATAATTAAGATTATATAATTAATGTTTTATAGGAAATAAAAAATGTCTGATATTGGTAGCACAATTGGTGAGCTTCGTAAATTGGGTGACTGGAAAGCTAAAACTGTAGCTGCGCCTAAGTCACCGATCGGAATAAAGACACCGCTAGAAAAAGGATCTGGGTTTGGTGAGACACTTTTTAAGATGCATTTTGATATTGAAAATCAAATTCAAGATAATCTTAAAAATCTTATAATGACCCAAAAAGGTGAGCGTTTAGGTTTTTCAGATTTTGGAACAAACTTAAGAGTAATATACTCTAATACTAGTTTAAATGAAGATCAAGTTGCAGATTATGCAGCAAATGAAATTAAGCAAACAGTTAGCAAATATATGCCAAGCATCAGCTTGACACAATTTTATTCAGAAATTGCAGATACAGATTTACGAAAGAATGATGCAGCAAATAATTTAGGTTTGGAGTTTTCATCTTCACAAGAGAATGTGAATGTGGGTAATGCAAAAATAATTGAACTTAATAAAAATAATCCAAATTTAGAAAGTTTATATAAAATAACAATTGAGTATAACATACCTATATTAAATAAAAGCAGCAGCGTAATTTTATTTGTTAATAATGCTAAATAGATAAAAGATGTGGAGAAGATATGGCGACAAGTGAATTAGAAAATTATTTAAAAAACCAGAATAAAAAGCAGTTTTCAAGTCAAACTTTTACTGATTTTCGTCAAGAGTTATTACAATACGCAAATTCTTTTTATAAAGATTCAATTGTTGACTTCTCGGAGGTTTCTCTTGGCGGTATGCTATTAGACTTTGCTGCAATTGTGGGTGATTCTTTGGTTTATTACGCAGAGCAACAATTTAATGAACTAGATTACGAAACTGCTACTGATCCTGATAATATTGTTAAACATTTACGTCGTGTGAATATAAAAAACTCACAAGCATCACCTGCATCTGTTACGTGTACATTTTCAATTGAGGTAACACGTGATACAGCATCAAAAGAATACGATTTAAAGCCAATCGAAACACATTTACCTATTATTAAAAAAGGTACGTTGTTATCATCAATTAATGGTATTACATTTACTTTGCAAGAAGATGTTGACTTTACTACAAATTATACACAAGAAGTTGGTGAAGAAAATGAAGATGGGACAGCGTTTTCTTTGTTTTTAAGTAAAAGTGGTCTGTGTATATCAGGTGATATAGAAGAAGAAATATTTACATTCCCAGATACTGAGTCTGGTTATTTTCTTGGCAGAGAATTGGCAAATGAAGGTATAACAAATATAATTAGCGTATTAGACGATGAAAATAATGAGTATTATGAAGTTGATTATTTAACGCAAACAACTGTGTATAAGAAAGTTAAAGATTCAAATGACAATTATTTAACAATAATACCAGCTCCTAGAAGATTTGTTAAAGAAAGTAGTTATGCTAGTGGGAAAACTATTTTAAGATTTGGTAATGGTGAAGGAAAGTCATTAAAAGACAATTTATTTTCTAATCCAGAAGATCTTCTTTTGCCGCTTAAAAACAAAGATACGATAAGTAGAGTTGATTTAGATCCCAATATGCTTTTAGAGAATAGTACACTTGGCATATCGCCAAGAGGAAAGACAATTTCTGTTATTTATAAATATGGTGGAGGTGTTTCACATAATTTACCTGCTGGCGCAATTGATTCAATTCTTGGTGAGCCGATATTGGTATTTCCAAACAATGAAGGTATCCTTCATGAAGATATAGCTAACGCAATTAGTCAATCAGTTAGTGTAGAGAATCAAAATAGTTCTATTGGTGGAACACAACCTTTAAGCTTAGATGAGTTAAAAGCACAAATTCCAAATGCAATTAGAGCACAATCAAGAATTATTACGTATGAAGATTTGTTATCTAGAATTTTGACTATGCCTAGCGACTTTGGCAAAATCAATAAAGTAGCAGCTCTTGATAATCCATATAATACGTCATCAAAAGACTTGTTTGTTATTTGTAAAGATTCTGAAGGCTTTTATACTGAAGCGTCTGACGCTATAAAAACAAATCTTTCTAATTATATTAACGAGTATCGTTTAATTGGTGACAATTTTAATATGTTAGATGTGCCTATTTTAAATTTTGGTATAAAAGCAAAGATTAGAGTTAAATCTGGATTTGATATATTTAATGTTATTTTTGATATAAATTCTAGAATAATAGAAAATTTACGATTTGATTTATTTCAGATTGGGACACCGATTAATATAAATTATATTGTAACAATAATAGAATCGACTGAGGGTGTTGAGTCATTAGTAACGCCTAAAAAAGCAATTATTGTGTCAAAAACATCTGGTGATGAGTTTTTTGATCCGGAAGATCTTTCGACTCGATCTTATAATGATAATGTATTTAATCCGCAAGTTCTTTATAAAGATGGGTTTATTTATCCGCCAAGAGGTGGTTTATTTGAGATGAGATATACATTTAGAGACATTGTGATTGCTGCAAATTAAGGAATTGAAATGATTATTATATTAGAACCACAAAAAGATACGTATGTTACAAATCTTAAAACTCAAAATAATGATGCCTCTCTTTCAAATGTAGGTCATGCAGCAACCTTAGATTTGTTTAAACTCTATAATGAAAATAAACATGCAAAATCATGGGCAGTTTTTGATATAAATTCTATCGGTTTAATTGATGGTGATGTTATTAAATTGCAAGACGTTGATGGAAATACAATAACTTTTTTTGTTGATGTCACAAAAACATCTAACGCAGATGGTGCAGGAGGAATACAATTTGGTGCTTCTGAGGATACAAAAGGCATAACAGCAGGAAGTTTTGTAGAAGGTATACAGTACGAAATAACAGCTACTAATGATGGCATTGGCGGTGCAAATACAGACTTCAAGCTAATAGGTGCTAGCAATAATGATATTGGTACTAAATTTATTGCAACTGGTATTGGTATTGGAACTGGTACAGCGATCATAAAAAACGCTATTATTATAGGAGTAAATACTCACGCAGCTGCAACCCATGATATGCTATTAAAACAAATAATTAACGCAGTTACTTCTTTTAACAACGATTTGACTCTAAATATGACTGCATACAATAATTCAAATAATCAATTAATATTAAAACAGAATAAATCTGGTGACTCTGGCGATACAAATATTGTATTTGATATGACAAATACAACGCTTAAAAATGAATATACAGACGCTGATAACAATACTGTCAGAAAATTTGCTAGAATTGACTATAGCGCTTTATTGATTAAGTTTGATTTAGCAAAATTCAAACAAGACTGGAATATAGGCAATTCTTTAGCAGGATCCTTTATCACTCTAAAAGCAGAATTAGTATTAAAGGACGTCACAACTGGAATAGCAAAACCAAAAGACTATGGGCTTGAAGTTTATAGTTTAGAAAAAAGCTTTGATGAAGGTATTGGTAAAGATACAATACACTTTTCAGATAAAGATAACTCAAATTTTACATCATTAGATAGCAGCAACAATTGGGAAGTTGCAGAGTATGTATCAAGTCCAGATGCAATTGAATTGTCAGCACCCGCTGCGATAATTAGCGATGAAACTTCAAAAGGAGATGAAGACTTATCGTTTGATATTACAAACTACGTTAGCGCTCAACTAGAGAGTCATTCTGACAAAGGGTTTCTAGTTAAGTTTCCTGATTCTATTCTATACGATCAAAAATCATATTTTGTTAAAAGACTTGGTAGTAGACATTTAATAAATAAGCAATTTGTGCCGCAGCTGAGGATTAAAATAGATGACTCTACTTATAATATACCAACAAACTCATTTAATAAAGTACGATATCTAGACAACGCAGAAGATTTTTATCTATTTAATAGAGTGAATGGCAAGTTGCAAAACTTTAAAGAACCTAGTGGGTTTAATGTTGATACACACTTAAAAATGAAAATATCTAGCAGAGATAATACTGTTGATTTTATTACAATTACAGCAAATAACCATGCAAATAGTCCTATAACGAATTTCAAAGGTGATTCTCTAAATGGAGTAAGGAAATCTTCTTTAAATAATACGCAATTGAGTAGATATAACAGTGCTATATCATCAAAAATCAAAAACAACAAGCTAAGTGCTACTATAACATGGTTTTGGCATGACGGGACAGATACTTACAATATTACAACTGAGAATATTGAGTTTGAAGTAAGTGAAACAAGAAATGAGTCTAAATATGAAAATCTTATTACATCAATAAGAGTAACAGAGAACGATTTATTTGCAAATGATGGAACAAACTCAGTTGAAGTATACTTTGTTGATACTAAAAAAGAGTTTACAGCTGTTAAAGTTCCTTATGAACTTCCTAGCGAAAACTTAGGAGACGTATATTATCAAGTATACGATGTAGAAACAGGCAAGTTATTAATAGACTATGACGATGCAAGTGGAAATAGTGCTACAAAGATGTTTTATGATGGTGAAAAATATAAGTTTAACTTGTTTGTGCCTAAACTTTTTAAGAATCTTAGAATTAATTTTAAATTTAAATATAAAGATCCAATTACAAATGTAGACAAGTTTATTTTTAATGATAAGTACTCGGTTAGGGTAGTATAATGGCTTTAGTTAGTGAATCACATAACAGCAATAGTTTGTTTTCTGCAGTCAACAATCAGTATAATCTAAATTCAGAGAGTACTGGTGACTTACAGGATATATTAAAGAGTTTAAATATTATTGATCCAGATTCATTAAGCAAAGATGAGCTCTCTATAATACTTAAACGAATAGATGACTATAATGGATTTTTTACAACACAACAATTAGAGAATATAGATTATGCCAAGTTTAATCAACATGTATTTTTTGATAGTGCTGTTAATAAGGTTTCATACTCATTTGATAGAATACATAATATACCATATGATAAAGACGAATTAGAAAATATAAAGTTTATCAATAAAACAGACGGTTATACAAACTATATTTTAAACAAAATATTTCCAACATCACTAGGGTTTGCAAGATTTTCTGGTGATGAAAAAATAGTAATTTATGATGAGCAAGGAAAACTATTAAACGACAGCAAAACAAGAAAAATTGGTATTTTAAATCCATATAATAAAAGATTTTCATTTGACTTTTGGATAAAAGTTAACAAAACAGGCAATATTAGTAACCAGTTAGTTTTTAAAAAGTATGAATCAGTATCTAAAAATGGCTTTATTTGTTACGTCACAGAAGGAAGCACCCCTGCTGATAATTGTTTTTTGAATTTTGTTATATTTGTTAATGGGAAATATTTGAATAGCAAATGTTTGATTAAAAGAGATTCTTTTCAAAATATTGCAATTAGTATTTCATCTATAAACAATGCAAAAAATATAAGCTTTATTATTGATGGTAATATTGTTAATGAAAGTGATATATCAAGTTTAGGAGCATTAAAAAATAGTACATTTGGCGAAGAATTTAAAGATAGAAATATTCCGTTTGTTTTGGGTGGACCATTTGTAATAGCGAATAATAATAGTATATCAGGCGAATTAACAGTTCAAATGGGAGCGGGAGTTAATGTTACATTTAGTAACTTTTTAGGTGATATTGATGAATTTAGATTTTTTCATAAAATAAGAAGCGCTAAGACAGTAAAAAAAGAAATGCATAAAAACATTTATGCACAAAAAGGATTGAAACTATATTTGCGACTTAATGAACCGGGTGGAGAATATCAAAATAGCTGTTTAGTAATAGATTATTCAGGCAATAAATTGCATGGTTTAGTTTATAAATATAATAGTGGTTCTGACGAACATTCAATTGTAGCTGATACAGGTGAAATTAAAATCAACGCTGGAACGCCTTTAAATTTAGAAAGGAAAGCTGATTCACCAGTATTAAATTCATCATACACAGAAAGTATTACGAGACGTAGTAAGTTAATTGAAACAGCAAAAAACTATGATAATAACAATCCTAATTTAATCTTTAATTTAATGCCACGACATTATTTTTTAAATGCTGCAGATTTTCAGAATCTACCCGTATTTAGTAGTATTGATGCTTATACATCACCGTCATCAATTATAGACAGTGCTAAGCCACTATCTATTTCAAAACCAACCTCTTTAAATCCAGTAATACCTGCGAATAATGAGCTAGTCAATATAGTATTAATTTGGGCAAGATTTTTTGATCAATTAAAAGTTTATATAAGCTCTATAACTAATTTATTAAATGTTAGTTATGATTCGATTAATAATAAAAAAATAATAGGTATGCAGATTCCTTTACTTTGTAAGCTTTATGGTATTAAATTTAAAGAGTTATTACCTTCTGCAACAAAACAAAAACTAAATAATGAAAACTTGAATTATGAAGACATAATATCAGCTGTTAGCATAAGGAAAATACAAAATACTCTTTGGCAAAGATTTTTAATAAATACACAAGACTTCTTAAGGTCAAAAGGTACAACAAGAAGCATTGAGTCGACTTTTAACTCATTTGGAATAGACTTTACAAAGTTTATTGATGTCAAAGAGTTTTCTACGGTTAATAATGTTGAAAAAGAAAACAACTATAAACTTCTTAATTTTAAAAAGCATTCTATTAATTTTGGTAATGCTAAAGAACTTATGAAAACTCCAACTTATTCTAATACCCCACCTACTATTGATGAGTATACTCAAAACAGGTTGTTTTTAAATATAGAAAGTATTAAGTCACAAACTGCAAAGACACAAAATATAACAACTGAATCACGATCTGGTTTTGGTGAAGACTGGAGTATTGAAGTATTTTTTAGCTTTAAAGAGACAATTAATAAAAAGCGATTTTTTAATACAACAGGTAGATTAACAAGTCCAAGTCAATATTATAATGACAAACAAAGTCTTTTTAGAGTAGATATAACTGAAAGCAACCAAATATCAGCTGCTTTAACTGTTACGTTTGAAAGAACTAAAAGTTATTACAGTGACTTTGGAAATCTAAACATTGATATTCATCCTATAAAAGATAACAATAGTTTTAAAAAGACAGTAATATTAAAAAATGTTAACATATT